TCTTCGGCTGCGCTGGCGGCAGGCAAGCCAAGTGTGCGCAAGGTTGGCGACGTGACAGGGCGGCGGATGATGTTGCGCCCGCGCCCTGGTGAAGCCGCTGTTTCACCCTTTGATTTCCGTGCCAGTGCAGCCGGGCAGGGCTTTACGGCATTGGCACTTGTCAAGACCGCATCGCTTTCCGTGATCGCTCGTTTTATGTCGATTGGAAATCTGGCAACAGATAAATATTTGACATTCAATTGTGACCCGAACGCGGGTGCGGGTTTGGGTGAATGGAACGTCAAATACGATACCGTATCGGGAAACCGATTGCCGATTTCCAACGTTCCACTGGCAAAACTGAACACGCTAACACTCGTTGGAATTTCGGTTTCAATGGTTCCGGGCGATAACGAAGTTGCTGCGATGCTCGATACCGTGACCCCGGCTAACCCGCCCCCGAAACATGTGCGACTTGGCACGGCGCTATCATCGGCAGAAATCCCGGCTTCGATCAATGATATTTGCATTCATGGTGATATTTTGGGCGCGGGTTCATCAGGTGATGTTGCAATAGGCCCGGTGTTCTGTTTCAACACCGCTCTGCATTTACCGCAAAACGCGGCGGTTGCACTGGAAGTCATGGGCGCGATGTGTACCTATGCCGGGATTACACCAGACACTTGAAAGGGTTTGAAATGGCCGACTATGGATCATCAGCCGGGTTTGTGGCGTATCTTCTGGCAAGGGGAACAGTTGTTGATTTCACAACTGAAGAAATTGACGCGGCAAAACTTGTGGCGTCCGAATGGCTTGACGCAAACTTTCGCGGGAATTTTTCCGGCCTTAAAGTCGGGATGCGTGAACAGGTGCGCGAATGGCCGCGAACGGGCGCGTATGATTTTTATGGTTACGCTGTTTCGAATATCAGCGTTCCGGCTGAAATCGAAAATGCAACGTATGAATTGACGTTGATTGAGTTGACAACGCCCGGAAGCTTGTCGGTGAATTTCACGCCTGGCAAATATGCGAGCGTGTCGATTGATGGCGTTCTTTCGGTGGATTATACGCAGTTCAGCCAAAGCGCCGAAGCGCAAACCCAATATCGCAAGGTTATTGAAATCCTGTCAAGCCTGCTATCGCCCAACAGGCAGCTTTCGGGGCTTTCCGGTGTTGCCGTTCGCGCGTGAAACGCAAAACGCCCGCCGATTAGGGCGGGCGTTGCTTCGGTCAAATTCGGCCGATCACTTGCGACGGAAAACGCGAACCGATGCGCCTTCAGGGTCTTTGGCAGGATCAACGTCAACCGCGAAGAAATCCTTGTCCTGTTCAAGAAAAGGTTCGGTCGTCGGAACATGTACTACAGTACCATCCGGGTTCTTGACTTCCTGCAATTTGAAGATCACGTTGCCAGCCGCATCTTTTTTCGGCACCATGTTTTCGGCTTTGCGGTTTTGCGCCGAAACAATGCTGGACATGCTTTTCGCGGTGCGCCCGATCACGCCAAACGAAGCACCAACGGCGGTCAGTTCAGTAAACGGAAACAGCGTTTTCGAACCGCGTTTGTTCTTGACGATTTCCGGCATCGGCACGGAAAGAGAAACGCCAAGAATTTTCATGGCGACGGGCGCGGCGGTCGTTTCGGTGGCGGGGGTTTTTGCCATGGTTCAACTTTTCCTTGTGTTTGGGTTTCATCGTCTATAACGTCTGTGTGAGTTAGATAGTTGGTTAAAAAACAATCGTCAAGAGGGAAAATGCACAAATGACAATTTTTGACGAAATGCAGAACGTTGCAAAGGGATTGCTTGGAAACAAGGAATTCGCACAAGGCGACATGGTCTTGATCCAAAACGTTCCGGGCGCAGGTTCTGCGTCTGATCCTGGTCAAGCTGAATCGCACAGATACCCCATTGTCACGGTTCCCCCGCGTGGTGCAAAATTTCGCTATATTATGAAAAATCTTGCGGTTGCGTCTGACTTGCAAGTGACATTCGCGCCAATCGAAGTTGAACCAACGGTCAGGGATTTTTTCGAAGTTGATGGGTTGCCGTACAAGATTGTACATGTTGACCGGAAGCCAAGCGCCGGGACTGCGGTTGCGTTCACTCTGATTTTGCGGCGGTAAACACATGGCCCGTTATACGGATGCAAGCGCGGAAATTGAGGCGTTGATTGAAAAGCTGATCCCGTCCATTCGGGAAGCGTTTCTTGTGTTAATCCGCGATGTAACCGATAATGTTGTTTTGCAGCAAGTCGTCAAGGCTTTTCAAATGGGTGATCCGGTCGCAGCGTTCGAAGCCTTGGGGTTATCAGACGCTGCGATGCGCCCCATAACCAAGATGATTGAAGACGCTTACGAAGCGGGCGGCGTGACCACGGGCGGCACGTTTCCGGCCCGGCTGAAGCTTCCCTTCGGCCCGTCTGTTGTGTTCCGGTTTGACGTTCGGAACAGCCGGGCCGAACAATGGTTGCGCGAAAATTCGTCGCGGCTGATCACCGAAATGCAAGAGGAAACGCGCGTAGTTGTGCGCAACGTTCTTGAAGATGGTATGCGGCGCGGCGTCAACCCGACCACTTCGGCGCTTGACCTGGTGGGCCGTATGGACGTGACAGGGCATCGGGTGGGGGGCAGCGTAGGGCTTACGACAGCGCAGGAAGGTTGGGTACGCAACACGCGCCTAGACCTTACGACACAAAACCCGCGATATTTTGAAAGGGCTTTGCGTTCGAAACGATTTGACAAAATTGTTGCCAGATCATTCGAAAAAGGCGAACCGTTGCCGTCCGATACGGTTGACAAGTTGGTGACGCAATACAAGTCAAATGCGCTGCGCTATCGCGGTGAAGTCATCGGGCGAACCGAAGCAATCAAGGCGCTGAATAAAGCGCAATTTGAGGCGATAAACCAAGCTATTGATATGGGCGCAATCAAGGCCAGCGCCGTAACTCGCATATGGGATAGCGCAGGGGATTTCCGGGTTAGGGAAACCCATCGCCTGATGGACGGTCAAAAGGTCGCGTTTGATCAGCCGTTCAAGTTTCCGCTTGGCGGTCTGGCAATGTATCCTGGTGACACTGACTTGAACGCGCCCGCGCGCGAAACAATTCAATGCCGTTGCCGCGTCAAGATCAAAATTGATTGGTTAGCGGGCGCGGTGGAATATGCGCACAAACTGCCTGCGGATGAATTGGCCGAATTGAGGGGGTTGGCTTTCGCCAAGTTGCCGGGTGAAGTCTAAGGCATCATCTGGAAAATGTCGTCACCTTTGAACAAACATTCCGTTTGCTTGGATTCAATCAACAATTCCCGTTGCGCGGTTGTCAATTCCGCGCCATCTGTTTCGTATTCGCGCAAGGTGCCTCCGTGACCCGGATTACCGTTTTTGTTGGTTCCAGTTTCGAAAAATACAAACCGATACGCACCTTTCCGACCTTCACAACGGGCATAAATTCCAGTGATTTTTTCTTTCCCGTATCTTGCAGATTGATAGTTGATTTTCATTTTGTCGGTTCCCGGCTGATATTATATGCTACACCAAAACTTGCGACTTTGCAACCGTTAAACGCCCCCCTGATATTCCATTGCAACGAAACTATTTGCAAAAATGACAAACACTTGCCCTTCGTCGTCAATATGCAAAAGCTTTCCGTCAAATGAAATCGGGCTGTGAGGCATCTTGAACGTTGAAACCATCCGGCCAATTAGAGTTGACATAAGAATTTTGGTCGTCTGTGCTTGGTCAACCGTGATCATTTTTTCGCAGCCCTGATAGAGTAAAGCCGGGCTGTTGCGCCCGGCTTGGTTGTTTCAGTTTGCACCAAGGGTGGCGCGCAAGGTGCCGTCCGAATTGACGCGGAAAATTTCAACGTATTCCGCTTTATGGACGTTCAACCATTGCCCGGAAAGTGTCAAGGCGTGGTCAAGATCATCTGCGGCAAACTCGCTTTCGCGTTCGCCTTTGCGCACTTGCACAACAAAATCAAGAACGAAGCCCGAAGCTTCAACAGAGTTGCGAAGGGCAAGACGATCAGCGGGCGAAGCAAAAGACATAGCAAAAACCTTTCAGTTAATCGGCGGGATTGCCGTTTTCCTTGCTTACACACTACATTAGGTGCGATTGGTCGTCAAGCGTTATCTTTAGTTCTTTCGGTATCAGAAAATCAAACATTGCGCGCGTTGATCCGGTATCGACTTTTTCCAAGTCACGCATTTGGATCATTGGAAAATAGAATTCATTCGGGCCGGGTTGGTGCTGCAAACTGAAGGCGCTTGCCGGATAGCCTTGACTATCCCAAATCGTGCGAAGACGTGCAACCGAACCGACAAGCTGCGTTTGCAAGGTTCAGACGTTCGCCCGCGTTCTTGACTTTCACGGCAGTTTGGCAAGCTAATTGTTTGCCGTCAACATCATCTAGGCAAGTTGTGATCAGGCTAACGATTTCGCAGGAATGACCGCGATTTTCCAAAATGTCGCAAACGGCTGCAATGATCGCGGCGCGCGTGATCAGGATTTCCCGTTCAATCCCGGCACTCGCTGAATTTTCCAAAAATAGCGTAATCACGCGCTTGCCTTCGGTCTGGACGTTGCGCCGCATGTGGGCCGGGTTGCCAGCAAGCAACCGCCCTACGTTTACCGATGCGCCCGCAACAGAATGCGTCTTAGCAGGCTTGCGGGGGTATTCGGCAGCAAGATCGGCGGCGATGGCTTGGGCGCGTTCAAGCCCGTGTTGCCAGCCCATGCGCGCGGTCAGTATCGCGCTAGTCATACTGGCCGACCCCGCAAAGCCTGGTGGCACTTCCCAACCTGCCCGCGCGTCTTCATCGGCAGGCAACGGCATGTTTTCAATATGATCGGTCAAGGCGTCAAGGCTGGAAAAGCCAAAATAAACGGGCGTCCGGTCAAACCGGAACCGCCCTAGATATTCGTCACTGTCACCGATTGTCATGGTCATTGATAACAGCTTCGTTGATGGTGATTTCGGCAAAACGTTCATAGGTCATTTTGGTTTTCCTTCAGTGTGTTGTTTCGTTAAATACACACTACATTAACGCCCGGTGGTCGTCAACAGTTATTTTGTGACCTTCCCTTTATCGACTTCAGACATTCCCTTGAACAGATATAGATTTTCAACATCGCCACGGGTTAGCCCTGCGTTCAAGGCGGCGCTTCCCATGCTGATAGCGCGTGTCGAAACAACATGGCGGATTTTCTTGGCTTGAACCGATTTCCGAACCTGCCAAACATAGTCAAGCCAATCTTCGCGCCCGTTGCACAGATGGCGTTCAAGCTGCAAATCATAGTCAATTTCCATCGTCGCAAACCGATCAAGGCTTGCCGCGTCCAATTCATTCCGCCCGATATAAACCCGGTCTGCACCTGTTCCGAAGGTGTTTGCCGTGGCAATCATGCGAAAATTAGGGTGACGATTGACCGGGCGCGACTGATCAGGAAATGCAGCGTAACCGTTCGCAAGTGCAGAGTTTGCGGCAAGCAAGGCGTTGGCCGACCATGCGTCAATTTCATCAGCCAACCAAACGCCACCAAATTCAAACGCGGTTCGAAACGGGGTGCCGTGATAAATTCCGTTTCCGTCCATAAACCCGGACAATTCGAACGTGTCACCGATTGCGTTTGTGATGTAAAACGGCAGGTTCAACAGTTGCGCGATGGTTTCACCAATGGTCGTTTTGCCCGAACCTGCCGGGCCAACCATCATCAGGGGATGGTTTAGCGCAACAATCTTCAGCGCCGTTTGGGTGGCATAATGTTGAATTCCGCCAACAATCGGCCCAACGAAGCCGGGTGCCGTGACCTGGATTTGACGCGGCGGCAACGTATCGAAAACCTTGCGGGCCGCGTCTTCGTAAATTTGGCTCATTTCCGGCGCTGCGATGTATCTTGCAACTTCGTCGCGGGTTACTTCGCGTGTTACGTCAACATTGAAACCCGGAATGTTGACCGCGTTCATAATCCTGACAAAAATTTCAGTCGTCAATTCTTGCATGTTGAAAGGCGCGGCCTTGCTTTCACCGTGCTTTTCGTGATACAGGTTCACAATGTCTTTCGTCGGCATGATGTGAACCGACACGGGGTCAAGCCCGGTCAAGATTGCCCATTTGCGAAGGTTCGAAACGTTTGACGCGGTGGCGATGAATGCCGAAGGTTTGCCAAGTTTTTCAACAATCAATTCAAGTTCGGTCATTTGATAACTCGTTTGGCGATGGCTGACCTAACCGATACACTACGCGCCAACCGATGACAAGCGGGGATTTAACCAAATGGCTAAAGATTTCACGGCGCAAGTTTCCGCTATCGTTTTGCGGCACAAGGCGCTTGCGGATGCGGTCGCGCGCGAAAGCATTGGTGATCTAATCGAGGAAATGCAGACGCCAAAAGGCAAGGGCGGTTCAATGCCTCTTGATACCGGGTTTCTCCGGGCGTCCGGTCAAGTGTCGTTTTCCGGTATGCCAACCGGGCCAATCCGCCCGCCTGAAGACGCCACGCCGGGTAGTATCCCCTACATGCCAGACGTTGCAACAGCGCAGCTTGCGGGCCTGGAAACGGGCGAAAAGGTCTTTTTCGGTTGGACGGCGATTTACGCGCGGCGGCAGAATTTCTATAACGGTTTTCGTGATAAGGCGTTGCAAAATTGGCAAAATATCGTCAATGATGTTGTGCGACGGCTGGCAAAAAGGGTCTGACAAATGGGCATGGAATACGACACGGCCAAGGCGATTTTCAATACGTTTGATACGCTGGAAATGTTGATCGGTTTGCCGTTGAAAATGCCGCGCCGCATCTTCACCCCGCCAAACGATCAGAAATATATCGAAGTTTTCCGCCTTCCCAATGACTTAGCCCGCAATTGGGGCAACGAAAAGCTTTTTCGCGGTATCATTCGGGTGGGGCTGCATTGGCCGATGGACGATCAAGGCGACTTCCCGGCGCTACAGGTGTGCGAACAGATCGCAAACGCCTTCCCTAAAGGCTATGTGATGACCCATGGCGCGGCGCGGTTGATGATTTCAGACGTGCCGAAGATCACCGAACCGCTTGACGGTGGACAAGAAACGATTTTTCCGGTAAGTTTCGCTTATCATTCCTGATCACATGCAAGGGGTTGCAAAGATGAAGAAAATTCTGTTGGCGACAGTCGCCGCGATTGGGCTTATCGGCGCTGCGCCGATGGCCTTTGTCAACACAAATTCGGGGTCAAGTTTCTGGATTTGCGCCACGGCGCAAGAAACCGATCTTGACCGCACGGCATTCGAAGCCCTGACTTGGGTTCAAGTGGGCGGCGTTGGTTCATTCGGTGAGGCGGGGTCTTCGGTCAATATCCTGACCTATGACACATGGGATAAGCTGGTCGTGCAAAAGGCCAAAGGGCTGATTGACGCCGGAAGCCCTGAATTGGAAGTGCCACGCCTGCCTTATGATGCAGGACAAATCATCCTGCGCACGGCGGCGGCAACTGCGAATGCCAACTACGCAATCAAGATCATCCGCACAGACCCGTTTTACAGCGGCGGTCAACCGACCATCATTTACAATCGCGGGATTGTGACCGGGCCGAAGCGCCCCCTTGGGCGCAACGAAGATTTTGACCTTGAAGTTTTCACCTTCGGGTTCAATCAAAAAGAAGTCGTTGTTGATCCGACCACTTCCGGCACGGCACCAACCAACACCGCAGCGCCCGCAATCACTGGCACGGCAACCACGGGCCAAACGCTGACCCTGAGCAATGGCACCTGGACGGGTTCACCGACCCCGACCTATAGCTATTCTTGGTATGCGGGCGGCGTCCAAATTCCCGGCGCGGTCAATAACACCTGCATGTTGACGGCGGCACAGACTGGCAAGATCATTCAAGGCCGGGTGGTCGCAACGTCAACCGCAGGCATCGGCCAAGCCTTCAGCGCGGCAACGTCTGCCGTCGCCTGATGATACCAACCGCCCGGCTTGACACGCCGGGCGAAACCAAACCTGAAACCCACAAGGAAACCCAAAATGAAACAACCGATAAAAGATATTGCCGATCTTGCCGCAAGTTCGCGGCGCGTTGAATTGACGCATCCGACTGCCGGAAAGGTTGGCGTTTTCTTTGACTTGATCCCGGCAACCGACCCGCGCGCCAAAGCGGTTGAACGTTCAACCCGTGATATTACGTTGCAGCAATCGCAGCGCGGCAAAAAACTTCAATCGGCGCAACTTGAAGAAAACGGCAAGCGCATCATTTGCGCCCGCGTGATCGGTTGGGATTGGAAAGAGGCGCAATTCGCTTGGCGCGGAAAAACCGAACACGATTTTTCGCAAGCCAACTTGCGCGAATTCTTCAGCGATGTTCCATGGGCCGAAGAATTTATTGATATGGAATTGGGCGACGATACCGCTTTTTTTCCGAAATAAAATCGGCGCTTTGTGAAGCTATTCTCGTTCGCGCCCGTTATGAAACGCCCGATGAAAAGGGCGAAACGCGGCGCGAACGCAACGAAAGGGCGCTAATTGTAACCCCTGTTTTCGAAATCCCGACAGATGGTCAATATCTTTACGATTGGTATTGTGAGATTTCGGAAGCATTGACGCGAACCTATGACGGCAAGTGTTTTAAAATACCGCCAAGCGAGTTCCTTGCATGGTCGCAGATAACCGGAAACGAAATCAAACCTGTCGAATACGAAATATTAACTGCAATGGATACCGCTTTCACAAAAGAAATCCAATCCGAAATTACCGCACAGATAGAACGAAACCGCGACAAAAACAAGGGCAAAAAATAAATGGAAGATATTGCCACAATCGGTTTCGGCGCAGAAACTTCCGGTCTTGATAAAGCTAAAACAAAGCTTGATGGTCTGGTGCCTGCATCGGATAAGGCGCAAAAGGCGTCCGAAAAACTTACAGCCGCAACCCATAACATGAGTTCCGCGACAGAAAAAGTCAGTGGAAAAATGAGTGCCAGCGCGTATCAAGCGCGCATGATGGCGCAACAGCTTTCACAAGTTGCACAACAAACAATGGCTGGTGGTGATTTTATTCGCGCATTGGGAATTCAGTTACCTGACATGGCTACGGATTTTGGTGCAGTTGGTATAGCAGCCGGGGTTGCTGCCGGTATCATTTTACCGATGCTAGCAAGTGCTTTTGGTGCTGTTAAAGATTTTGATACTGCGTTAACGGACGCAAACGAAACTTTGAAAGATACGAAAGCATTGGCTGATCTTGTCAAAGGTGGTGTTTCAGCTATGATTGATGAATTCGGCAGATTTGGCGATGATATTCAAGGTCTTGTGAACGCACAACGGCAATTGTCTTTGCGCCAACTTTCCGAAGACGCGAACGCTCTGGCAATTTCAATGGCAAATCTTTATAACGGTAACGCTTGGTTGAACATATCGCGGGCTGAACAATTGGCACAAGCGTTAGGCCTTAGTACGGAAGCGACTAATCTACTTGATCGCGGATTAACTGCATTGAGTGAAGCCGATACGTTAGACCGACAGTTGCAGGTTGCAACGGCACTGCGTGAAAGTTTTGTGATGATGGTTGGCCCGGTTTCACAAATGACTTCTGCTCAAAAGGATTTCTATTTTGGTTTAATCGACACCGAAGAAACCATGAACAAACTTCAGAAAAGAGTTAGAGAGTTAACACCTGAGTTTGCAATGGTCAAAGGTGTTGTAAACGATGTTAATGACGCAATGACGGCGCTGCTATCAAATGTTCCACGCGAAGGTTGGCTTTCTGGCGCAATCGGTGATGCTGCTCGTTTGGCAACAACGCTATGGGATGCTGCGCACGCAGCCGCAGTTACCGACAGCGGGATTAGTGTAAAAGCAAACGCATCTACCAAGGGGCAAGGTGTAGTCAAAGACCCGCGTTTAGTCGATACTGGACAAAATACAGGAGCATCAGGATCAATCAATCTTGGTATGAATTCGGGCAAAGGTGGCGGCGGCGCGGCTGCAAAAACCGTTACCGATCTTCAGAAAATCGCCGCAGAATACAAAAAATTAACCGAACCTGCTGACCAAGCAAAATCAGCGGTTAGCGCGGTTCAGGCAGCACTTGACGCCGGGGTTATCGGGACGGATCAATACACAAGCGCAATCGCCCGGCTTGAAGCCGCGTTCATTGCGGCGGGTGGTTCGGCGGAACAGTGGGCCAAGATCACAACGAAGCAAACCGACACAATCGCAAAACAGTTGGCCGATCTGCAAAAAAGTGGGTTTGAAAGCCTGGGTGGTGCAATTGCTGATCTGGCATCGGGCGGAACGGTCAACTTTGGTGAAATGGCTCGTTCGATTATTCGGGACATGATCAACATTGCAATTCAAGCGGCGATTATCAAACCGCTGATGGCAGCTTTTGGTTTCGACAAAGGCGGCGCATTCAATGCGGCAAACCTGAACATTACCCCGAATGCCAAGGGAAACGCCTTCAGCAACAGCATTGTAAACAAGCCAACAATGTTCGCGTTTGCCAAGGGCGGGGCGCTTGGTCTGATGGGTGAGGCGGGGCCAGAAGCGGTTATGCCATTGACGCGCGGGCCGGACGGAAGCCTTGGCGTCCAAATGTATCAAGCAGGGCAAGGCTCGGCTAATTCCGGCCCTACCGTGCAAGTGAACGTGATCAACAACGCGCCGAATACCACAACCCGTGAAGAAAGCCAAAAGCAAAGCGATGGCTCGGAAATTCGCAACATCATCATTGACACAACCCGCGACGGTATGGCGAACGGCGAATTTGACGCGGTGCAATCGGCGCGGTATGGTAACGCACAACGGAAGGTGGTGCGCTAATGTCTGATCCCCTTTGGCCCGATGGGCTGCGCACGGCAGGCGCTCTGAACGTAGCAGGCGGGCCGCAATCAAATATTGACGCATATCAACCCCAAATCGGCCCGGCTATCACGCGCCGCAAATCGACATGCACTGTCAAAACCTATGAAGTCGAATTGCCAGCCATTGCGACAAGTGAACGTGATATTTTTTCGACGTTCTTTCACACAACTTTGAAAGACGGAAATTTGCCGTTTATGTGGGTTGATCCGATGATCGGGGCCAACCCTTCAACGGTTTATCAACGCTGCAAATTCTTGCCAATTTCCGAAGATCGGGTATACAATGAAAGCCGGGTTGCGCCCGGACTGTTCACCATCGGGTTTAAGGTTATGTTGCTATGACAAGGGAAATCAGCGAAAGCTTTAGAGAAGCAATTGACACACAACAGACTGAAGTTTTTCCGATTGTATTCCTTGAAATCCGTCATTCAAGTTTGCTTGAAACTGTTCGCATTGTTCAAAACGGTGCGAATATCAAACTTGACGCAACCGACCCGGATAGTCGCGCATATCAGGGCTTTGATTTCGATATTTCAATTCTTGCGGATAGCGACAAGCCGCCTTCGGCTCAATTGCGCGTCCAAAATATTGATCGGCAAATCGGCGCGGTTTTGCTAGATATTTCGGAACCTGCTATTATCGACATGCGAATTTTTTCATCTGCATTATTTGACGAAACCGTTACCCCGCATGAACCGCTTGCACCAAATCCGGTTGCCGAATATACCGCGCTTAACCTCTATTTGATTGACGTTGAAATCAAAAATGATTTTGTTACTGGAACGCTTAAAACCTGGGAATATACCCAAGAAACATATCCGACCATTTTTGCAACCGAAGATAGGACGCCGGGGCTTTACTGGTGATCGGTTGGGAAAGCAAATATACGCTTTCGCCGTTCAAAGATCACGGGCGCGATTTATCCGGTCTTGATTGTTGGGGGCTTGTCAGGCTAGTATACGCGCAAGAGTTGAATATCTCTTTGCCTGACTTTGCGGAAATAAGCCCTTCAGATTTGCGCAAGGTCGCGCGCATGATTGACGGCGCTAAAGACGGTGAAGAATGGTTAAGTGTTATTCCCCCAAACCTAAAGCCATTTGACGTTGTTGTAATGTCGCAGTACGGCGGGATTAGAAACGCCCATGTAGGGCTGATCACAAACGCCGGAAAAGTCATGCACATTGAAAGGGGTTCTAATGTTCTGGTGTTGCCGCTGGATCATTACTCAATAAGGGAACGGATTAGATGCTTTCGCAGAAACAAAAACAGGGCGTAGCGTTAATCTATCGTGACCCGTTTTGCCTGCAATCGCCGCGTTTTGAAAGCTGGTCTGGCAAACGTTCAATCTTGGAAATCATCGGTTCGGTTGATTGGTTGCCGCCTGATTTTGCACAAGTCGGAACCGTATCGCTAAATGGCCATGTTGTGCCGCGTGATTTGTGGGCCAAGGTTTCCCCGCGCCCGTCTGAAGTCGGAACCGACCTTATTTTTCAAGTTGCCGTCCAAGGCGGTAAACAAGGCGGCGTAAAGCAAATTTTCGCATTCGTTGCAGCCCTGGCCTTGGTGTTTGTTACGCAGGGCATCGCGGGCGGATCATTAGCTAAGTTCCTGGGTGCCAAGTTCGCAGCCGGGACGGCAGGCGCGCGGCTTGCTGCGGCTGGTGTGTCGATTGTGGGGGGTTTGGCCGTCAATGCGTTAACATCGGTGCCAGTGAGCGGCGCAAGCGTTGGGGCAAGTGATCAGACCGCAAGCGCACTTAACCCCGCGTCGGTGCGCGGCAACGTTTTGCAGCAAAATGCGGCCATTCCTGCCGTGATCGGGACGCGCAAGATTTTCCCCCCGTTCTTGGCCGAACCGATTGTTGAAATGGTCGGTCAAGACGAAATTATAACGGCCATTCTCGGATTAGCCGGGCCGCATTTGCTGGAAAAAATTCGCGTTGGCGATGCGTTGGCGTCCGATGCGGGAACAGATTTATCAATTTTGACTTATGACGGTTTGCCAGGTAGCCCGAAAATCGACATTCCGAACCGTTACGGAAAGACGTTTTCAATCGGTGCCGAAATGTCGGTGCATGGTGTAAATCCTAGCGACGGCGCAAACTATTCCGGGTCATTGCCAGTTTGGCACTCATTTTCAACAGCCGATAAGCCTGATGAAAGTTGGCTACATCTTTATATTTCGGGGTTGGTCAAAGACGACATTTCGACGGAAGCATTGCGCATTCCGTTCCGTATTCGTATGAAATTGCGCGGCGCGTCAACATGGCGTGAATTGCCTGAATTTCACTATATGGATAATTCGCAAAGTCAAAAAAGAATTCAAATCAAATTTGTGTTTGGTAATGAATACGTTGCGGGGCTTCCTACTCCATTGGCAACAAACGGATGGGTTGAAGCGCGCAAAAACGTACCATTACCGGGCGGCGGTACATGGTCTTGCGATAGCTATTTTTCGGCAGGTTCAGGAAATGACGTTTATAAAAACGGTACTGAAGCGACAACTAATCTGCTAAACGTTTTGTTGATTGATAACATGATACAGGTTTATCTTGATGCAGCCGATTGGACGCCGGGAATTTATGACGTGCAAATCATTCGCGGCGCGACGTTCCGCAACTCGCAATTTTCTTCAAGTGATTACAAGTTGAGCGGGGCGGTTAAGAATTTTTACGATGTTCCAGACGGAAACGCAATGCCGCTTAGTCGTTCTGGTTTGGTTGATCGGGTTACACTGGTTCGGTGTGTAAACATCAAATATCAACAACCGATCAATGAAAAAAACCTTGCGTTGATCTATATTACGGCAAAAAATCGGGAAGTTGACGAAACGTCGGTTGTTGCGTCCGGTTATGTGCGCGACTATGACGGTACAAAATGGGGTGATCTGGTTACAACGTCAAACCCCGCGCCGCATTTCCGCAATATTCTAACTGGTTCACTGAACAGCGATCCGCTTCCGGCAAATATGCTTTGGGAACAGTCTTTGATTGAATGGCGGCAATTCTGTATTGATCAGGACTTGACCTGCGATTTGATCCTAGAAGGCGGTTCGATATTTGAAATTCTACGCATTGTTGCATCTTGCGGGTTTGCGTCACCATATCAATCTGAAGTTTGGGGCGTGATTATCGACAAAGATAGAAGCGATGAACCGCCCGAACAAACTTTTACCCCGCGCAACTCGAATAACTATTCTGTGCGGAAAATGTTCAATCGTCTGGCATCTGGCTTGCGCCCAAACTTTAAGGACCGAGATTACGAATATGCCGGGAAACAGATTATTATTTACGCAGATGATGCAAAATCTTCAGACGCATTGACCGAACAAGTCGAATATTTGGGCATAGTCAAACGCTCAAAAATTGAACGTCGCGCAAAAGTTGATCTTCGTCAAGCGCGGATGCGTTCGGCGCTGCATACGTTCAACACGAATGTAGCTTCTTTGGCAATTCGGCGCGGTTCACTGATCGCAGTCGCAAACGACATAATCACGCGCTATCAGAGTGAAACCGCCCGGATTACTGCGGTAACTCTGGACGGTAGCGGGTTTGTAACTGTAATAACGCTTGATAGCCATGTAACAGTTTTTAACGAAGGTGATCTTTATTCGGTTGGTGACGTTTACGACATTGCAGATTTTTATATTGTTGGATTGAAAACGGGCGTAGCAATTCGCAACGCTTTAGGCGTACTAACAAGGCATCAAGTTGACATGGCATCGGGTGAAACCAATTCAATTGTATTGCTTGAACCGATTGAAATAGACGCGGATAAATACAAGCCTGATAACATGGTGATAATCGGAACGGTTGAACGTGAATACAGACGCTTGATTGTTACCGACATTCAATATACAGAGAAGAAAATCGCAACCATAACGGCAGTTGACGAAGCGCCGGAAATTTGGAGTTAAGGCAATGGCAGATCGGGTTTACTGGACGGGCGCGGAAGCAAGTGGGCCAGATGGGCGGGCGCTTACGGCAAAGCAAGCTGAACACTTTGCAACGCTTTTCAACTCTATCAGCCTTCGGCCAACGGTGATCAGCAATTCTGGTAACGATTACACGATTACAATTGACCCGCCATTGAATGCTGGCGACGTTTTGCCGCCAATGTCGTTTTTCATCAAACCCAACGCGAACAATTCCGGCAACGTCCGAATTCGGCTAACTTCGTCAAATCCTTATTATGAATTGTTGAAATCTAACGGTGAACAATTTGCATCTGGTCAATTCCGGTCAGATACGAATTATCTAGTTGTTTATCTGGACGGTAAATTTTATTCGCTTTCTGATCCGAATATTACCGATCTTTCAAATGAAAAATTCAAATATACGCTGACAACATCAGGGACGCTCGATATTTCGCTGATTAAAGCGGCCAAAGACCCCAAAACTTCGGTACTTGTCCAATTGTGGGGCGGCGGTGGCGGTGGTAGTCGCAACACTAGTAGCGGTTGCGGCGGTGGCGGTGGTGGATATTGCGAATATTGGTATACTTTAGAAGATTTGCCAGATGTAGTTTCCTTTACGGTTGGCGGTGGCGGGGCCGGGCGATCAGGTTCAACAGGGGATGGTTTGGACGGTGGTAATAGCATTTTTAACGCGACACGTTATGCTTACGGTGGCAAAGGCGCTTTAGCTGGCGGTGGCGGTAAAGGGGGCGGATCATTGGGCGGCGGTGCTGGCGGCGCTTCGGCAGGTTCCGATGCAGGTGACATTCACGGCGGCGGTGGCGGCGGTGCGGCAAGTCAAGATGGCGGCGCTGCATCCTGGGGCGGCGGTGGTGGCGGCGGTGATAGCAGCACCACAGGGAACAAGTCGGGTGGTGCAAGCAAGTTTGGCGGTTCGGGCGGAACAGGTTCTAACATTGCGGTCAATGGTTCTATTCCTGGCGGCGGCGGCGGTGGTAGCAACGCGGGCACGGCAGGCAGCGGGGCGCGCGGCGAAATTCGGGTGACAATCTTCTGATATTGGGTTATGCAGATCGGTAGGCAATCCAAGGGCTAACCCATGCGCTACCTGTACCCAAGGCAAAGACAGATTGAAGTCATCGGCGCTTTCTATGCCTTGGGTATGGGGTCTTATATCGGGCTTTCGGCGGTTATACACGGAACGCCCCCGATCGGTTGGTTGGGGGTTTCTTCGTTCTATCAGTACACCATCGCAGCAGCGCTTTGCAATTTGGCGATGGTTTGGGCCTTGGGAATTAAAATTAATGGGCGGTGGTGGTTAAGCCCATTTCTTCGGTTGTTTGCCATGATTGGTTTTTTTGGTTTTGCGGTGTTCGCCACGGTCAAAGGTAACGGTTCAAGCGCGACATATACATACGGTTGGATTACCTTTTTTCTTGCGTTGGGTGCCAAAAATGCGGCGCTTGATTGCTTCAAATCTTGTCAACGCAAGGGGCTAAAATGGGCGAAACTGGCATAATCGAAAAGGTTCTCGAAAGGGTTCCTTGGGATGCGGTGCCGTGGCTTGCGCCCGTCCTGATTGTCATTTTATTGATGCGCAAGGAAATTGGTTCGCTGTTGTTTTCCGGTCGTAATGAGACGGCAATGGAAAATCTTATGCTGCGCATGTGCGGGCTATTTGAAAAAAACCTTGAATATTTTGGACGTGTTGAAGGTGGCGTTGAAGATATGTGCCGCAATCAACAAACTATTATTGAAATAACCCGCGATATAAACCGCACTCAACAGCGCGTTATTGAAGAAATAGTTAGGGGAAGAAAATGAAACAGAATGAAGAATTTGTGTTGCAATGTCTTGGCATGTCTGAAGGCGGCTACACAGTTGACAAAGGCGGGCCGACAGATCGGGGCATTACGCAGCGGGCGTTTGATGATTATAATCAAGCGCACGGACTTCCGTTGCGTTCGGTCAAAGGTATCAGCAAAACCCTTGCTGAAAAAATCTTTGTCGAAAACTATTTTACGCCCGTTCGCTTCAATGAATTGCCGTCCGGCCTTGATTACACCTTGGCGGATTATTCGGTCAATTCCGGTCCGGGCCGGGCAATCAAAGACCTGCAACGGGAAATCGGCGTCAAAGCTGATGGGGTTTTTGGAAATCAAACCCTTGTCGCAATGCGCAAATACATCGAAGAAGATGGCCTTGACGATTTGATCGTTTCAATCAATGAGCGGCGCTTCGCGTTTATGAAAACGCTTCCGAATTGGGGCGTTTCCAAAAACGGATGGACAACTCGGGTTATGGGCCAACATGACGGCGCGCAAGTTGATGATATTGGCGTGATTGATCGTTCATTGATGCTTGCCCGGCAAGACGTGGAAACCCACAAAATTCCGTTGCCTGCGCGCGAAGCCAACCCGGCCAAAGCTGAAGCGCCCGACTTACCGCAGACTGCCGGAAAGGATGCAACTTCAGTTGGCGCGCTTGTGAGCGGCGGCGGCGTTGTGACGGCTGCGGGCGGCGTCCTATCTGGCATCGGTGGGCTTGACGCCACCGCGCAAATTATCGCCGTGGTGGGTATCCTGGTGGCGTTGGCGGCGCTGGCCTATGTCTTGCGGCATCGGCTGCGTATGCTGGCCGTGGGGCGCGGCTGATGGGTGCCGCGCTGCGCAAGGCTTGGGGCTATATCGTCGCGGTCGCGCTTGCCGTTGGTTCGGTCGCTCTGTTCGTGATGGGCCGCAAATCTGTAACCAACAAACAAGACCGCGCGAACCTTCAGGCACGGCGGGACATTGATAGGATTGAAAGCGATGTTGAAAATGATGATGATGCGCGCCTTGCTAATCGTATCAGCCGCAAGCCTTAGCGGCTGTATCAAACCGGGCGATTTCTGCGATGTAGTGCAAAGCCCGATCACTTTCACGCCCGAAACTTCGGCGGTTATCGTGAAAACTGATCGGGCTGAAGCCGTCAAGATCGCAACTCAAAACGAATATGGCGCTACTCGCTGCGATTGGTAGTTGCGACAAGTTCGCCGTGATCGTTGTAAAGTTTGCCCGTTGCCCGGATAACATGATAACTACCATCTGCAACAAACGCTTCGGGTTTAAACGTTTCATGCACGAAAACAGAACGTTTAAGCCAATCTTTTCCGTTGTATTCAAATAAAACGCTATTCCAGTTCTGAAAAACAAAATTTCCACATTGTCGATGGTTCGTCAAAACATACGGCTCATTCATCCAAATCAATTTACCGATCTTCAGTAACCCTTCATCAGTCGGCGCGACCTTAGCCGCGCCCGGCTGCAATTCAACGGCAAGCGCCAAATAGCCGATTTGATCAAGGCGATTGTCGGCGTGTGTCGGGTTCATCTGATGGCGGCAATCCTTGAAAATTGCCATAAGTTCGCAAACCTGATGCGGCTGAAGTTTCTCGCTGACAGGCATCAGCCCGGCGCGGTGAAGGTATTCCGTCCAATCTTTCGCAATGAGCGGAAACGTGTTTTCCGGTTCGCCGTGAATGTCGTTGCGTTCTTTCGTGATCATTTGTTTGACCTGATCAAGAATTTCGCCGCGTGTTTTGGTCATTTCATCACCTAACTATGAGTTTCATTGCTTCGTTTAAGTACCATTGATAATTGATATTGTCAAACGAAAAATCATTTGCGTCGTTACAAAGCGCCACTTGCCAGCCTGCTTGTATCGCGGTTTCGCGCATTTCATAGCGGGATTTGTTCTTGGTGTGAATACGTTCATCCCAAACGCCTGGCCCGATTTCTTGCATTACTCGCTGAAATTCCAAGTCGGTAACTTTGGACGCCCGCTTGAAGTCGCCTAGTCGGTTGCCTTCGGCGGGGTGCGAAGTCTTGACCATCACGCAGCCTTGCCGCGCCACATAATAACGGCTGGTGCGCTGGATTTCCTGCCCTGCCAGCGTCAAGGTATCGGCCCGGCCAACCTTGACCCGACACATGAAATCAAACTTGTCTGTGTGCGCCCGAATGAACGTTTCGGGGTTGATGCCATGCACCATCGCAGCGACGGCGGCTTTAATCGACACAAGGTTTCCAAGGTCTTTATGCCACGCGGGCGGCTGCGCTTCACTGATGCTTTCGAAATACCGCGCGCCCGCTTCAGGGTGCCAGTATGCGCCCTTTTGCTTCAAGGTGCCGTCCAGTGAACGCGCAATGTAGTTGTTAACATCGCGTATCCACATATCCGAATAATTCGCGTCTTCAAGAACCAAGCAAGTTAATGCTTCCCAATCGCGGCAAATCTGCTTCGCAAACGGTTCATATTCTTCGCGGATTAGGTATGTTATGCCGTCTGTGTTTGCCTGGACAAGTTGCAGCGTTGGAACGGTGATCAATCTTTCTGCCAACATCGCCAACATAAGTTGGCCGTTGACAGTGATGGTCATCGTATATTTTGGGTCGTATAGGACGGAAAACTTATCGTTGCTTTTCCCATATGCGCCGTTTCCGGCCAACTTCAGGCTGTTAGCTTCAGGGCATTTCTTACCCTTCTTTTTCTGCCATTCTTTACGTTCGGCGGGTAATGAGGCGTAAGCCCTAACAAATGGTTCGCCCAAATGTTCAGGGTAAAGCCCGTTCACAATGCCGATTGAAGGATATAGCCCGGCAACGTCAATATCACGCATTATCACGCCATTGCCTGCCCTGACGTGTTGCGCGGTCACGCTGGCATGAATTCCGCCCGTGCCAAAATGGAAATCAACCCCGCCAACATGCGCTTTCAAACCCGCGAAAACGCCCTTGGTTTTGATCGTATCGCCTAAATTTACGTTGCCTTCCGTGTCAATGATTTCTTTAGGCGTCAAAACTTGTGTTTTGAGATAGGCCAGAACGCGCGCAAATTCGGGATTTTGAAAGCTGATATACGGAAAGATAATTTCCGCAAGTGCAACACGGTTGCGCGGCGATTGGCGCTTTTGCTTGCGCCCGTTTTCGCCTTGATAGTAGCAGATTTCCGGGCCGATCTTTTTTTCAAGTATTTTTTCCCCGATTTTGGTATCATTCCAATTCAACACTTCAACGCCAAATTCAGCCATCAAGCCAATTCGGAAATTGATAGCTGACAAGCTGTTCAGCGCAAACTTTTTTGTTTCCGCAACGTCATGCTTGTTATAGGGTATCAATTCGCCGTCAATCTGTTGCGGTGTAACTCGCTTCCCGATCAGGTCGCTTTCAATGACCTTTTCGGAACGCATGTTAATTTCTAACGCTTTAAGGCTTGTCGTTTTGGCTTTGTTGTCAAAATGGTAAATCTTGAATAAATCAATCTGCGGTGCAAATCGGTCTCGGTCCCAAATGGTATTACCGAAGCGGTTTTGACTGTTGATTATGTTCATTGCAAATTCATAGATTTGCGCAACCGTCGCGTTTGGGTTATTCTTCAGCCAATGAATAACCGCATAGTCAAAATATACGCTGTTAAATCCAAGCATCGGAATTTGATTGCGGTAAAGATGATCAAACCACTGGAACAGATAAAATCTATCGTCGCGGAATTCGCTAATTTCCCAAGTACTGTTAAAATCAGAATGCAGCCCTTGCGCGTTCAATGTAAACACGTTTGGCAGAATTTCAATGTCGTAAACGATCGCTTGATCAAGACTTAATGTCATTCCGTGCCTTAATCCCGCTTAATATGGAATACAATCTGTGTAGGTTCGGCCCGTCCATTTATCCGACCATGAAATAACAGGATAGCCCGTTTTGCGGCACGTTCCACCTGGAAACGCGCCGCATTGGTCGCAATGTGCGGGCCGATCAACGCGGGGGCATTTGACCGGGCATCATGCCAGCGGCAGGCGCATAGCCGCCCGGCGCGGGCTGTTGCGGGGCATAGCCGCCCGGCGCGGGCTGTTGCGGGGCATAGCCGCCCGGCGC